CCAAAGGACCATATTTCGTTACCTGCGTAGACTGAACCCGTGGCGAAGTCTGAATACCGCAACTTGCTCTTATCAACAGTCGGGTCGTTCATTACAAGACGCAGTCGGTTCCCGACCACGTGCGTGGCTTTAGGCGGTGTGCCTCCAAGCCGGCTTGAAACATCGGTCGTGAGCACTACTTTTTGTGGATCGTCCCCGGCAACAAACACAAGCAAAGCCTCGGTCTCGGCCAGCACGGGGCGGGACGTGCCGAGAAGGCGTGTCGCCAGATCAAAGGATAAATTCAAAACCCCCCCGGACGCCAGCTTGTAAATGTCCGAGACACCGTAAGCCGGTCCTGTCGCGTACACGGTACCGCCGTAGGAAGCGTGAACAGAAGTAAGACCGCTTGCGTTAATAACAGAACCGGGCAAGTTATCTGAAGTTTTTAGTCCGGGACGCTTGTACACGGCCCCGAGTTTGTCCGATACCACGTTCATGGCAATAGCAGATCCGCCGCTTAGCTCGTCCAGCGAGCTGCGTTGCATGTTCGTCAGTGGTATCGGTTTTTGGGCCATTAGACAGCCATATCTCCTGAATCGGAAATCAAATTCCACTTTATTGTGGTGCTGATAGCGATAGCACGAAAGTGCAGCACGCGACAATTATTAGCTGCTACCGCAAAAACGCCAGTACTCTGCCTAAAATACGTAGAAGACAGCGTAAAGTTCCCCGATCCAACTCCCTGATTGTTATTGATAAACAAGGTAAAATAGGAGCCCTCTGTAATTACGGGAGCATTTATGATCTGGGCCGCTGCCGCAGTTCTTATAAGTTGTATAAAACCGTACTGGTCTGATTCAAGAGTGACGGCGGCAATGTTGTTAGTTACAGTAGTTTTACGACCTTCTCTAGATCCAGTAAACGAGGATGTGTCACTCGCGCCATTGAACGGAGCTATTACTTCGTACATGGCCGACATATTGCCGTCTAGATAATTTCCGTTTTCATAAAGCTCCGAATCGTTCGGGAACCAAAAAGCGTTCGTGGTGGCCGTGGCGCTTCCTACAAACTGGCAGCCTCTAACGGCCTGGCCGAAACCAGCTCCGCTTCCGGCAGATATAAACCTCGCAGTTATTGCGGCAGTAATAGCAGACGCATCAAAAGTGCAGCCCGTCACAGACCCGCCGCCTACACGCAACATGCAGGGCTGGTTGCTGGCCTGGGCTGCGGAAAATTGAAACACACACCCCGTTACCTCTCCCCAGGTTGTGCCAACCACCGTCTGGTTTGATAACACTACGCAATGTGCGCTGGCAGCTGTAGCCCCCGGCTCGAACACACAATTCTTAATATCGATATAAGACCCGTTATACGTACACCACACCAATTTGTATAAATTTGCCCCCCCGAAATAGCAATTCTCAAGTATAAGCTGTGTATCTGCCGGTATATCAATACCTATACCCGTGTTGGCTTGAGCCGCCGTTATTCCAATACTGCGTATAAATTGAAAACCGTTACCCGCTGTCCCGGCCGGGGCTATGGCACTGGCCGTAGCGTGGTCTATTGTTATAACAGAAGAGTACGGTCCTACTCCAAGCAAACTGACGTTGCTCGGAAGAGAAAGCGCACTGGCTATTCTATATGTACCTTTAGGGAAAAAAACTACGCCACCGCCTGCCGCACTAGCCGCGGCTATTGCTGCACTAATTGCTGTAGTGTCGTCGGTGGTCCCGTCCCCCACCGCTCTGTAAGCAATACCGGTCACATTAAAAAAATAGCCCGCCAAGTTTCCCAGCGCAGTACTCAAAAGGGTATTTGTCCCAGCCAGATCCACCTTGAAATCTGCGGCTCCCGCGCTCGTGAGCCACGCATCCAGAATCGTTTGCAAATTTACGGGCTTGCGCGTGGCGCTCGCTCCGGTCGTGTAGTCCACTCCAGTAAAACTCTGCCCGATGTACTCAAGATTTGGCGCGGCCTTCCCCTCTGTAAATTCCCGTACCGTGCTTCCGTTACGGTCTTTGACCACTACATCTACATATTGATTTACGTAGATCTCGGCGCCTCCGTTCGAGTCAAGAGAAACGTCTGCCCCAGTCGCTATCGACGTCCCTGCTTCGAAATCAGTATAGTACGTGGCCCGTGTCGAGGTGCCACGTACGTAAATCTGCGCCGTACCGTTCTCGGCACCCTTCACTCCCGAGGCTAGTGTAGATATCAATTGCATTAGGTCACCCCATTCCAGTCTATATTAACCCCGAAACACCGTCCCAGTCTATACGGCACCCGCCCGTCTGTGTGGAAAAACTCACATAGCCTAAAGCGATCGAATGAATTTTTACGTCCGAACCAAGCAAGAGTGAGCAATTCTCAATCGCGACATAGGTCGGCGGCTGGTTTACTAACTCAATCGCGTGATAATTGGACCAACCGTAAGTCCCGCCGCTTACCGTGACCCCGTCCATTAAGCACACGGCAATTGCTGTTCCAATCTCCGTACCGATCGCCCCTTTAGGCTGTGTTGCAACAGATGTGGCTGTAGAAATAAACGTGGTATTCTTTATCAACACAACCTCGGAATTCACTATCTCAAGCTGCCAATCGGCGTCATACGCCCCGCCCTCGAAGTAGCATCCATTAATAACAACGGACCCATTAGCGGTGTTGACAATAATTTTGGCTGCGGAACAGGCCTGTGTTTGTGCCGCAAACCAAATATTTCGAAACTGAACAAGTCCGCTCGCCGAAACAGTAAACAAGCTCGCAGCGGCGCTATTATTTATAAATCTAACCGTCGGGCGCCCTCCACTTGAGCCGGCACCCACAATAGTAAGATCTTTAGTAAATAAAAGCGCCGACGTGAGCGTTTCCGTGTGCCCGTCCATAAGCACTATAATATCACCATTAGCAGCATTGGTATTAGCCTGGCCGAGTGTTTTTAGCGGCGCTTGTCTGTTTTGCCCTGCGGGAGAAACCGCGTCTGTCCCTGTACCGTAATGGCAGTACCATACATTGCCATTGACCTCTAGTGGTTTTGTGGTAGCAAGAACATCGCCCAGTGTGTCCCCTATCCCGTTTGGTAGATGTATAATGGACATTAGTTGCGTCTCCCGTGTGAGACATGAATCTGATTGTCTGTGTGGTCGTTGGAGTACATATCTGCCTTTTTTCGAAGCTCCTTTGCCTCGTTACGAAGTTCGCGACACGTCTCTATAGACAAATTATTTGCAAGGGCCAGCACATAGGCCAGTCTAAAAGTAATATAATCTGTCCAGTACGATCGCAAGTCAACTGTCTTGTCCCCTTCGTACACGTCCGTAGACACCTGTCGAATAGGCAGGCGCACGGTCCCGGCTTCGTCCGGGATCGGCCAAAACCAAACTTGTAGTGGGCTGGCAGCACGATGCACGTACATAAGAGAGGGGCGCCCTTCCGCGTCTTTGGCAGAAATAAGGTGCCACGTTTCACGGGCTACGCTTTTTATCGCGGTCTCCCCGGCGGCTTTCGTGGTGTCAGTAACGGACGCGTCCATGTACATTCCGTCCCCTTCCACATCGAGAGAGTACGCCGGAAGGTCGTACCGGTACGTGTCCGCGGAAAGCGCCAGGTCATAAAACTCCGTCGAGCGCGCACAGCCCCCAGTAGTCACGATCTCGTCAATAATAGCGTCTAGACGCCGACGCGCAAACAAGATCTTGCCTTCCCACTGGGGAGAGGTGGGGCCGTCTGACACGGACATAATACCGCATTGTTGATATGCAGTAAGGATAATCTCATCAACGGTAAGCTCTGTACCTCTGTCGCTCGATAAAGTCACGGCTTCATGAAGTGCCCGCCTTCCTCGGGATCATAGTTGATTTCATAGTCGGCGGCCGCGGCCGCGGCCTCTTCGGCCAACGTGACCGCGTCCCGGCCATCACCGTGCCGGGAACAGGCCCACAGCCCCGCCGCGTCCTTGCGCATTTTCGATCGGTATTGGTGCGCTCCACAGTAATCACACATTATCACGATGTCGTTGTACGGCATACTGGCTGGGATTTTCGTGCCGACTGTTCTCATTCTGTTTTACAAAATCTCGTTTTTTATAAAACAGGGCTCTCGGTTACCCAAGAGCCCTGCGAGCAAGACCAACCACAGGGCTGGAAGTTTAAGCCGACACCGTCCCAACCACCTCGGAACCTGTTTCCCCTGCCGTGTTCGTCACAGAAGGCCGGTGAAAGTGCATGATTCCGGTGCTCGTAAGCCACGGAGTGAGGGACGCCGTGTCGAGGTAGTTGAACGACTCATTGATTGAGACCCCGGACACCGCCGCCAGACCGGTCACGCAACAGGTGCTCGATGCTTTGCGGTTAATGTACGTGTTATCTCGTAAGTAGACGTTCAAAGAAGCCGCGGTCACGAATCGAAGCAGGCCTACAGCCACGTTCGAGGTCGCACCCGCGATGTAGTTGCCGATTAGAACCGCTCGATGCGCCGCGTTCAAGTCCATGAAAGCCGTGCACTCGCCCGCCGTCGCGCCGTAACAATGATTTCCAATGAAATGGAAATCGTCGCCTGTTACAGTGAAACCTTGGGTTACTTTGTTGTTCGCATCGGTCGAGAACCGCATAAGGCACTTCGAGATCGTACAACCATCCCCAGAAACGGTGATGGGTGCGGCGACCGTAATAGTGCCGGTACCCGGCTCAAGATTCAGTATACAGTTATGAATAGTGACGTCGTCTACGTCCAAGAGAAACGTAGAAGTAGCCAAAGTCCACGTAAACGTGGGCCTAAGCCCCGCACCACCACAACCGATGATTTGGGTTCCCGCGACCAGATTACTCATTGCGTCGGCAGCCGCGACGTTCTCGGCATGTCCAGGAAGGACGTACACGATATCGCCGTGACCACTTCGACAATGGGCGAGCGCTGCATTAAGCGTGGTGCAGAGGGGACGCCCGGCTAAAAACTGGCTGTCCCCGTCTCGCATACCACTACTATGAACAAATGCAGCAATTCTGGCATTCGGAGGAACAAGAGTGCCAAACGGAGTCTGGACGAAACCGAATTCGTTTACGGTCGCATCCGGAAATTGGTACAGTTCTCCTGCCATTTTGTCCTCCTACGCGTTCACGAAAAAGATGCAACGTGCATCTGAGTAACCGCAAGCCCACCGAGCCGAGATAGAGTAATAACTCACTTGGTGTGAGTTCTCGATCCAAGTCGCGCTTTCGGGCTTATCTCTCCAACGGAAGTTAAGCGGGCTGTCGCAGTCCGTTACAATTCCGTAATTGGTAGTGGTGTTGTCCCACCAAGGAATCGCACAGGTCTCTTCGAGGCCGAGTTTGTTTACCACATTCACCGCATTAAACTGCCCCGGCTCCGGAGCTTTCGCGGACCCGATCAACTCTTCCCAGATTGCCCACTGCTCGGTCGGGCACACGACCTTTTTAGGCTGCAAGTGCCCATACGCGCCGTTATGTCCCGGCAGCTTACGAATGGCACTCGTGGCGATAATGACGGCTGCACGACTCGGGGACATAGGAGTGGCCATCAAATTTGACCACGTCCCTCCTGCGGGCAACGTGTGCGAAGCACTGGCCAGAGGAAGGCCGTCCCCGCCCGGATAACTGGTAGACGTCGCGTTGATAAGAATGTCGGTTGCGTCGATATCCATCGAGTTATAGAGCGCCGCCTTCAATCGCTTGGCCGCGTCAATAATCTTCGGATATTTATTGTCTCGCATCGCCTCTCTAGTCACGATCAGCTTTGCACCGAACTTACGCGGAATATACCGCTTGGTGTAACCCTGATCTAACCCGACCGTAGGAAGCTCGGCGCCTTCTGCCGTGTACGAAGCGTACGCGGGGCCTGCGTACTCTGCATCATCCTCGTACGCATCGGCCATCGTCATTTCCTTCATCCACTTTTTGAAGTATGCCTTCGCCTCCACGCCATCTGTACTATCCGTGACGATTTTACCAAGGGTGGTCTTTAAGGCTTGCCACAAAGATCCTGAAAATACAGTACTCATTATACCCTCTCTTAGACGCCTGCAACAATGCTACCGGTGGCAGGCATACCCGCCTCGGCGCTCTCGTTGACGCGGACTAGAACTTTCACGTAACTACCGGAAAAGTCCCGATTATATTTGGTAGGCGAGATATCGACTATTCGCCAGCCCAGCGTTGCAGTCGTTGCGTGCAACGAAATGTCGAGCATGGGATTTGCACTTGCCGCGGCAGAAACACCCGGACAAACGTGCTCAGAGTTTTCTCCAATAAGCGCCCTGTAGGTCGCCTCGGTAGTGGCCGTTACTTTGTCGTCACAATCAATCTCCCAAACACCCTGTGCGGCGGGAGCGATAAGAACATAACCGCGACGTGCTTCGACCGTTCCCCACGTAGTTTGGTTCGGATAGTAAGGACCGCTGCGCATAAGCCCAGAAGAGGCCTCGTAATACTGTCCAACACCTACCACGATACCGTAGACGATCTCGGTAGTGAGCGCTACCATAACACCACCTGTGCTCACCTTTTTTACCGGATCGCCGATGTTAATGTTTACACTAAAACCCGCACCGTCGTTTGTGTCGTTCTGACCACTTGCAACGTGCATTCTTTGTACATACGGCGTGGGCGTCCCGTTCGCGGAAACGCTCCAACGAAAGCCGTATAGATGTGCATTATCGCCCATTTTATTGCCTTTCTCTGGTTGGAATATCTACGTATTCAGTCTCACCGTCTAACGGAGCTATGCCGGCACCCGTGCCGACACTTCCGCGATAATCTCTCCCAATATCCTTGACGTGGCTTGCTCTGCGGATTTCTTCCATACGTCCGCGGGCGTATTCCAACCCCTCCTGGTCTATTTGCTCTCGAACTTTGCTATCAATGGACATTAGTGTGCATCCGCGCGCCTCTATCTTGCGTCCCGGCTCGGCCGTGACACCGGCGGCGAAACACACCCCGCCGTCCTTTGCAACTTCAGGACGGTAACCCAGTGCGTAATAGTGATCGCGCATATCCCGCACCGATTCATCGACAAGCACGTACGTCTTGCTCGGGTCTTTGTTTTCGAGCTTCATCTCGACAAACCCGCCCGTCGTAGGCTTGAAACGCGGATCTTTGCGCACGGCCTTTTTAGGCCTGTCTATCTCTTGATTTGGTCTTGCTGAAAAATTGCCGGCCATGTAACCTTTTTCCACTGACGCGAGCGTGGCGCTCTCCCAAAAAGATTACAGGCACAATAAATCGGGTCTTTATTCTACCGCTCAGGCGATCTGGGTCGGCGATATACCCGACTCACCGCTTAGTCTTCAGATTAACACACTGCGGCACCGCTGTCAATCTGAGGCTTTGTTCAGCTCCTCTAAGTAGTCTTTTCCCACCGTTTTTATCCAATGGTCTAACCGATCCTTCTCCGTTGACAGGTCTGGAAAAGCCCGATTTGCCATGGTTTTGATTTCCTTTGTTATCACAATTCGGTTGTTTTTGGTAGTGTTTTGCGAAACGTTTTTTCGTGACACGCCTTCTAATTTCCTCTTAAGACTTGAATCTTCGAACTCGTGTCCCCCGCCAAGTCTGAGCTGTTTGCGTGTCTCTTGCATGACTTCGTGAACAGTTTCCATGCTATTAGACTTACCCACAGCGACTTTTTGAAGAAAAAGCCCTTGCGCGTACGCCGAAGCACGGGTATCCCCCAATATCTCGGGATACTGCATCTGCAATTGCGCACGTACGGCTTGTTCACCAACATTAGGCTGGGGCCGGCTTTGAAGCTCTTTTTGTACGGCAGCCTTAATGGCTTTGGTTTGTAGTGCTCGCGCATCTTTTTTATAAGTTGCTGCCTCTTCCGGGGTAAGCGCGTTAGCCGCAGCTTTTGCATTATACGCATCATATAACCTACCCTGCTCTTCGTAGATACCATCTAATTCGTCCGGTTCGGCGGCACGGCCCGCGGATCTGCGCTCTTGTTCTAGCATTTGTATGCGTTGTTCTAGAAGGGCCTGTCGCTGTTCTGCCTCCCGACGCTCCTGTTCCCAGCGCTGTTCCCGGCCAAGGCGTTCCTCTCGCAGCCTTTCGCCCCGCTGCCGCTTTTTCTCAGCCCGACTTAAATTTTCTTCCGGAGGTAGCGGTACCTCCACCCCGTCGTCAACCGAGCGTATTACTTCGTCCAAGTCTGCAGGGGCTGTTTCGTCGCCCTCGGCCTCGAAACCGTCTAAATCTTGATCGTCTATTTCGTTCCCTAATACGTCTTTCATTACTGGCATGGGCTACTCCTGTCTATTGATCTGCTGGAATAAAAGGTTGTGAAGGGCTCCACAGCTTTCCCTCTCGATCTTTGTACACGTGCTCTACCGTGACAATACCGTCGTCGCTTGTAAGTTCACGTCCGTGGACAGCACACTGGCCGGAGACAAGTGCGGAAGCGAGATCAATACTTCCGGTAATGTCCCCGACAGTAAGCAGCATGTTGTAGTACTCGACACCGTCCACTACATCTACAGGTTTACGCCAAGGGGCCTCTCGAATAAACCCCACAATGTGCCCAAGATCGATCCCATTCGATCTCAATTGGTCCAAGGCGGGAAGTCCTGCGGATACCAGAATTCCGTACGGCGCGCTCTCTAGCTCGCGCTGTCTTCCCATCTGGGACAGGACGATCTTTCCGTCGTCGACAAAGGTTTCTCGGCCGCTTAAGCGTACTTGAAACAAAAAAACCCGGTCGAAACAAGCCTGTTCTCTGAAAAACCCGTCCGGAATCGCATATTGAATACGGCGCTCGTCCAAAAGCTTAGGCAGCCCCAAACTGCCGGGTTTAGCCTGTCTTTCCCGTACTGTCTGTGCCATCCGCTCGGTTGCGAGTAGGTTCTCGTGGACAAACGCCTGTTCCATGTTGCTTACTTGCGCCACAACCTCTGCAAAGGCGGCGGTTTCATCCAATACTTGGTTTTTAGGTGCTTTCCTCTTCATCTGTGGTCTCCTGCTCTTGTAGTTTATGAATCACACGTTTTAGTACGGAGATCTGCGCTGCTACCTCTCGTACTGCTGGGTCGGTACTTGTTATGCCGACTGAAATTAAAAGCGTTTGCAGGGCGCTTAAGTCCTGCTCCAAATCCCGCTGCACGTCTTTTGTAATCGGGTGACACAGCCAGTCCGCTTTTGTGCTCATTGGGGCACTCCCTGCCCGGGCAAAGGCATTGCAGGCGCCGGAGGCGTGACCTTGACAAGATCTGCCATCTCGTGCTCCCCACGCGCTTCGAGGGCTTTCACTACCGCGCGCTGAACGAATTGCGGGTTCTGTGCCAGCACTGGAATTTGTAACGCCATTTGAACAATCTCGTCGGCTTTTTGTACTTTCTCTGACTGCGAACTGAAAGTCAAATCCGACCGAAAAAACACGCTGTAAGGACGCTTGTAAAGCGCGCGTCCGATAGAACGTTGCTGCATCATACCAAGTCTATGATTGTTTACGTTAAAAAACTCCTGTTCTTCCATAAAATTCGCATTCAGGCGCGCGTTTTGGCGGTAAATCCGCGCCACGAAGCGGGCGAACTTGCGTGCGATAACACTCAATTGTTTTGTAGCGTGCTCGGATCGAGTGGCAATACCCCGAAACGTCTCCCCGCTCTTGCCGGGAGCCCCCGACAAGATATCCGGCGACTGCGGGGCACTCTGCCCCCACCGCACCAACGTGTCCACTAACTCGCGCATTTGTGGGTTCGCAGCCCCTTTAGGGAGCACCATGATACTGCGTTGCAGGTCGTTTGCCGAGATGCTGCTAACTGTGTGCATGGCCCCGGGGCGCGACCGAAACGGTTTTTTAAACTTGACGTCGGATGTTACGACAATCTCGGAAGTGTTATTAACTGTCGCCGCATCAATATACTGATCTATTAAAACGTTGGCAGCCACGTTCAGGTCAGCAACCAGGCGCCCGAACCCGTACCCGAGCGTACCTTCCACCGGCTCGATCAACACCCCGTGCGTGAACTGGTGTACCGGCTTTTTCTCAATAGGCGCAGGCCCTTCTTCAGGGTCGTCAGAGTCGTTCAACCACGCCGGGGCGACGGGGGCAGGCGGCAATTGGGAGCCCACCATGCTGTACTCCATTTTCACCGTGCTTGGTACGGCCTCGTCTGCCATCATACCAGTTTCCGAATCTGTGACGGAGTTCACAAGTTGTGTGTATTGATCTATTTGGGCTCGATAGGCTTTAAGTTCTTGCGTCTGCCGTTCAAAGCGCTCGATCTCTGAAGACTCGGCGTGTTCGTGAATGGAAAGTTGTAATAGTTTGCCGGACTCATAGTGTAGATATCCCTGCACGAACCGCGGACGTTCGTATCCAGGCATCTGCATGTACCCCACCCAGTACAAGATCTTGTGCTGATTGAATGTAGGTTTGTCAGGCTTCGTCACGCTGTGGCTGTCTGCGTGCGCCTCCTTCAACGGAAAGTCTAACGAATCGTCTTCACCGTCCTTGTCCTTTTCGAGAATTTCTGTAACGCCCTCCCAAAGGAGTTTTTTGGCATAAAGCTGCGCGTCAGTAAAATGATAAATCCGGCAGATAAAAGGGCTGTCCGAGTAGTCGGGCTGGCTCGACGTAATATTGTTCGGAACCAAGAACTCGTCACCGCTTAAAATCTCGTGCCGGTTTATCTTATTATCAGGATCTCGATACGAATGGCAGGTCACGTCTCCTGGCAAAAGAAACTGAAAAACCGCCTTTTCCATCTGCGCAGGGAAGTCCTGTATTTGCTCGGTCATCTGCCAATTGCTGTGCGTACTAAGCAAATCTGCAGCCTCTTGATCGTCCGGACCTACTGGTAGGGTACCGACCACATTGGTCCAGTCCCCGAACAGCTCACCGACAATACGAAAACCGAGCCTGATTATGTTCTCGTAAGCAATCGGCACGTTCACGTTAGCACAATTCTCGAACGGGTACGTTTTCTTGGATAACATTCCGATAAACGTCTTGTGGTCTTTGGCGATCTGCTCTCGCCGTGCCTCTTGAGCGTCCCACTCACGGTCAAACGTGTCCTTGATCTCGTTCTCGATACGCTTAAGCTCTACGCGGCCTTTTTCCGTCTGTGAAAATGTCGCTACTAAATTTGGGTCGTTGTCATCCCAGTCCAGCCGCTCTTCTGGTTCCTCGGGCGTGTCAATACCTTCTACTTCTACGTCCTTGTCCAATTCTACTTTCATACCCGTCTCCTACAACCTACAGTCCGTAGCCTGTGTTTCCGCGATCTGCCTCGTACTGCTCTTCATAATACTCCTCACGGCGTAATTGAATGTCGTCTGCGCTTGTACCGACCTGGCCCAGAGAGGCGTACGAGACCGCGTACGAGATCATGTCGTGCCAATGGTCGTCGCCCCCCTTCACCGTGCACTCGGGATCGTTTGGGTCCGTCTGCATGGCCGGGATCGTTTGAATGCACTTGGTACATGTGTTGAAAAACACCAGGCCCGCCGTAGTAATTCCCCCGCGATGGTCCTTGAGACGCATCGTGATTCTTTCCGAGTGTCGGGCGCGAGAGCCTTTGCTTTTATCCGCTTGCGTCCAGCGCACACCATGCTCATTGAACTCGGCAATCTTCGGTACCCCCTGGTCTCCCCGCTCTTCCCAAAGCTGTGTGTCTGCAGGCCCAGATATGCCCGACTCGTTCCCACGCCAAAGACCCAGCCCTTTTTCAATTCGTTCTATGTGTGCGCAAACCGTCTCCACCTTCATGAGGCGGAAATTAAATTCTCTCTCGCAAAACAGATTACCTTCTGAGTCTACAGCAAACCATCCTACTGTCCCCTGAGTCTTGTACCCCCAGTCACATGCACGAAACCTCAACCACGCGGGGGGGATTTTAAAAGGCTCACAGACGTTATAAGCGTGGTCCCAGGCATCGGCGTAATGACTGCCCGCGGTAACGTACCAATCTCCGAACAAAAGCGCTTTTTGGATATGAATCGGCTTGTCCCTAAGCGTGGCCTCGTACTGTCGCACAAAGACCGGGTCAGGGTTATCGTACAAGGTTGCCGGCAGATAGATGCGGGTCTTGTACTCGATACTACCGTCCCCCATAATGATCTTGCGTTTTAGAATCTTGCGGCCTTCGGGCGCGGGGTCCACGAAACGCTTTCGTACCCAGTACGGATCACGCGAAGCTACACCAGTCTCAGCCTTCTGCACAGGGTTTGACATGCTACGTACCTTAAGCATGTGTTTAAGTACGGGGTCCGTGGTCCGCAATCGGCCCGTGATCTGAATGTACTGCTCCTCCAAAAACTCGACCAACTCATCAAATAGAATGAGCGTGAACTCAGAAGACATGTACTGCATCCAGTCATCCGGGTCCATGCACGCACCGCACTGGACTTTGTATCCGGTCTTGAACGTGAAAATACCTTTTTTCTCGTTCCACTCCACACTCGGGTCAACCGCTTTGTAAAGCCTCTGCATCAAAGAAATAGTCTGCTCAAGCCGAGGTCGTGTGCGCCGCATGTAAAGCGCCCACCCGATCGAGTCCCCCCACGCCATGTGATGGGGGTGGTCTCGATGCGCACAACGCGCGTGCTCGATATAGATCTGCTCAAGAGGCTCTGCCCGAAGCACGGTACTTTTTCCAGGCCCGGCCGATCCGGCACCCAGCGCCTCATACGCTTTCAAGGCGTGATACTCCTCTCCCCACTTACTCGGGGAGTATATGGCTTCCGCGTTCATACCTGTGTCACAAGATACCAATTGCTGCCGTTGCTGATAAACGTATTCGCGTACGTATCTGTTGCGATCGTTACTGAAGCTGCCGCGTCGATAAGTATACCATTTGCAAGATCTTCCGCGCTCGGGGATACTGTTACGTTGCTGCCGCCAATTCTTTTTACTATGATGTGTTTGGTCCAGCCGATAACAGGAGGCAAGGTTATCGCTATAGCCCCGCCCGCGCTTTCGGCAATCACGACCTCGTCCTTGTTCGTGATCGTGTAATCGTCCGTGACATTTACCACTTCACCAAAGCGGGCATTTATGACCTGCCGCATCTCCCGCACAAGAGGAACGAGTGTGCTGACTACGAAACGGGCGGCTCCTTCTAAAGCAATACCAAAACCCGGAAGGCCCTTTTTGACAATTCTATCCACGCCCCAAGTGCTCCCGAATAGTGCGATAAAGTCCCATACGTGCCGGATCTTCAACGGGGCCGGTGACGATCCAATTCATCTGCTCGGCATGGTCTAAGGTGCGCCAGCTTTTCGTCGCTTCCTGGTACTTACCGAGCACGCGGCACAGCACGCGATCCGCGGCAAACGCCACCTCCCCGATTTGGTACGGCGTTAACTTACGCGTTTCCTCACACAACTGCCATTGCACTTTCGAAAAAGGTTTGACTATTTCCCGAGGCCCGGGTCGGTCGAGCTTGATTTTAACTACCCCGTCCCGTTTAACAATCCAACCAAGCTGGCCGTCGCTAACGTGCCTGTACCACTGCTTCGCCTCTGGTTTCGGGTCGTAATTATCAGAGAGTTCCATTTTCCGCTCCGTAAAACAAGTACACTACCTCGTTCGTCTCCGTGTCGCAGTATGCCTGCACTCGCTCGACACGCGTGTGCTGCAGGCCTAATTCGTTCGCTTTTTCAATTAACGAAATAAGTATAAAATCCTTACTGGCCTTCCAAGGCATTAGAGCTTGTTCTTGTAGTGAAAAGCGGCACGTACCGACGAGTTTCATCTCAATCCTCCACATCTACCGCATCATAACTGAAATTCGACGTAACCTTGACCAAGGTCAAATTTAACGGCCTGTTATTAAGTTCGCCACCTTTAGCCTTGATTATGCTTCCACAAACCTGCGCCGCGACTTTGATTGCAACGGGAGCTTCCTTAGCGCTCATCTGTCCGTATTTTGCAAGTCTAAACATCTTTATTGCCCGATCCGGCCCGTACTCACGGACCCACGCGGGAGGGATTGTTTCCGTATTGGGTTCAATCTCGGAAAACTTGAGCACGCCCGAGACGATGTCAAAGCTCTCCTCCCGCATCGAATCTTCGAGTTGTTGCAGTCTGTCAAATGCGTCCTTCCTGTGCCGGATTACTTGGGCTTTGTGGATCTGGCTTTGTTCTAGGGCCTCTTTTTCTGCCTTTCGGCCACCCGCGCTTTTTCGAAGCTTGGGCTGGGACGACTTGGCCGGGAGTGGAGGCAGGGACAACTTCTCCATGGGCAACTTCTCCATGGGCATCTTCGACGTAGGTGGGCTCGACATTAGATCCTCTCACTGGAATAAACTCAGGGTCTTCGGACACCGCTGTCGGCGTGTAGACCCAAAGCTCTGTATTTACCCGTTCAAAGCCGTTATTCCCAAGCACGGTTCGAAGTCCTTTATGGGTAACGAGCGCGATCGCTCCGCGGTTTAATATGCTGCACGCACGCTTGAGTTCGTGTTGGCAGAAAACCGTGGCATTATATTTCTCGCGCGGGCTGAGCGCAGGCGACACCACGTACCCGTCTGCGAACAAATAAGGCCCGTCCGTGTTCACGAGCGTAAAACCCGCCACAAGGCACGCGGCATAATCCTCGTGCGACACGAAAACGGTCTTATCTGTGCGCCGCGGTACGTACCCGAGCTGCTCCTGGCATAACGTCTCGTACTCTTGCCACCGCGTCTCTAGGGGTGGAACTAGATAAAAACCGGCGTCAACCATCAGCACCACCACGTGTACGGAGGTCCTACGCAAGGCAG